AAAAGTGTTGTTTGGTCAAGTGTCATGCAAGGAACTTCAACTTATAGAGGGTTCTTAAATAAATCTCAACGATATTATCTATCAATTGTTGCAACGATGAATCAGATTTATCACACACATCGTAACGGGCTGCTTCAATTTCAGCAAGTGAGTCTTGCAAGAATTCGGTGATGTTGGCCGTTTTCTTGGCCGAATTCAAGGTAATTGGGCCAATTAGACCGTACCGGCCTTGGTAGGCTTCGGCAAAGTCGTCAGCCGCACCAATAATTCGGTTGTAGAAGATGTTAAGCGCTTCGTGCTTGCTAAAACTGCGGGTGTTCAGGTGTACGGAATGTGCAACATCCCGCGCCAAGAACAGCAAGCCTAAAAATTCATTTGCTTTCATTGTGGCATTCCCATCTGTTGTTCGGGTGGCATCTCTGGAGGCATCATTTCCATGGGCATGGATTCCTCGCGCATGTCAGGCATCTGGTTGACTGTGTTCTGCGACTCCATGGCCGCAGCCACCACGCCCATGGCAATGTCTTGGATCTGTTCTTCAGTCATACCGGCCTGCACAGCGGCAATGCGCTTAGTTTCGGCATCATACAGTTTGATCTGAGCCTCAAAGTCTTTGCGCTCCAAGTCTTGCATCTCAATTGACTTGCCGACATTTTGGATCATCTGGTGCATCTGCTCCATCTCGGCGCCCATGGCCTGAATCTGTTGCTGAGCCGCCTGCAATGCTGGATCTTCGTCACCATCAGACAAGAACTTAGGATCAATGGTCTTGGCAAAGCGCTTGGACATTTCCTGTGCGCCAGGCCAGTCCATGTTCTTGACAAACAAGTCACCGGCCACAGTCCACAGTTGGGGATTACCCTGTAATAACTGAGCCATGGCTTCAAGAGCCTCTTGGCGCTTGGTTGCATAGCCTGGGCCAGTGGTGGCCACCACATCGTACTTGCCGACACCAGGGTTGTAGATCTTCTCGATCACAATGCCGTTCTGATCCACGATCTTGTTGACTGGTTCTTGCTGGTCAGGGTTAATCTTGACCATCTTAGTCTCGCCGTCTTCGCCAATAATGCGAGCAATGCGCTGTGTGTCGTAAATCTTGGGGATCAAGTCCACCAACTGACGGGCCACATGGCGCACGGCACGGGTCAGGTTGTCACCATAGTGGTATGTGCCAACATCACCCTCACGCTGGCGAGCCAAAATGGCTTTGCCAGAGCGTTCGTTGCTTCCCATGCCAAGTGATGCATTATATTGGCCAGTTGTAGACTTAATGTCCTCAGATGCACCTGCCTTGGCCTGCAATAAACCGCTAGAGGCCATTGGCGGTTGCGCACGCTGGGGTAGTGGCAAGACTGCGCCTTGGCCGTCTGTAACGTCAGGATTTACTTCGAGGTAAGGCCAATTGTTTGTGTTAGCAGTCTTCCACTTGTCCTCATAACCCTCAAACTGGCCACCGTAGCCAATGAACGGAGCCTTGGGGGCCAGAGCCAGCATCTCAGCTTCCTGAGACACCCAGTAGTTATACATGCGCTGGGCATCTTTCGCATTGCGCACAAGGCCAGAGACATACAAACGGCCATCAACCTCAAATTCGTTGCCAACAACACGGATTACGGGGATCCATTTGCCAGCCCACTCTTTTTGTTCAAGGATTTCATAGCCGTTGATCTTGCAATACATCACCCGTGGGCGCTCAGACTCACGCGACTTGATGGCTTTGCCAAACATGTCCTTGAGCATCTTATCTTCAGGCGTGCCTTCAAAAGCCGACTGGTTGCCGGGGTACAAGTTCAGTTTGGTTGTGTCGTATTCAATGTAGTAGTAACCCGCAATACGCACTGTGTCTTCGTTCAGCCAGTTGCTGAGTGACTGGTCACCCACACCAAGGGACTGGAGCGTAGAGATAGGCGCGGCATCAGGGTACTGGCGCTCATACTCTGCTTTTGTCAGGTCTTCGGTGATAAAGCAATACGTTGCATCTGCGCCCGTGGGGTCTTGGATCAATGGATCCATGTAGACCGAGAAGGAGTTGCGAACACGGCCAATCTTGATGTCCTGATCGAATGTGTTTTCGTCACAGTACTCGGTCATCAGGGTGATGTAGCCCTCGCCGTAGGCAACTTGGTTCTCACACGCAGTGTCGTAGGCCACATCAGCATCTGACATGTACTCAATGTGGCGAATCATGCCGTTGAAAATGTCAGCCACTTCCACATCAGCATCGTCATCCACAGGAATAACCCGTGCGCCTGGGCGGTTCTGACGCATGTCATTCGTCACTTGACGAACGTGTTGCGGCAGTTTGTTAATTGTCAATGTCGGGCGGGCGTTGATTGTCTGACCCTGCACCGCACCGCGGGTAGCCAATACGTCAGCAGGCCACTGCCAATGGTTGTCAGGTGATCCGGCATAAAAGCGCAGATCGTCAATCTCATCTTCGCGGCTCTCGGCCAATGCGGCGACTGCCATGTCCAACCGCGAACGGGCTGTAGTCAGAATGTCTGAATCAGACTTAGGTGGTTTGCCGCCAGCAGCTACATTAGCCGCCGCGACCATTCCGGTTGGATCAGCCATTATTTTTTCTTTGCAGTTTTAGCAGACTCTTTAAACGCCTTGGCGGTGGGTGCGCCCTTGTCGCCAGGACTGCGCATTTTCTCTTTAGAGCCAGCGGCTATACGCTCGCGTTTTGCTGCGATGTTACTGTAGAGTCCAGGTTTGGTAGCCATATCAACACTTCCATCGTTTAAGAGCTGCTTTAGCGCGTTCGCCATCTTTGGCGTTGGCCGCTACTGCGCCCATTCTTGCACAAAATGAATCCTTGCGCCCCTGATCTGCCTTGGTCTTAGGATTAGGCGCTGGCGCTTTAAGATTGCTGCCAGTTTCTCGATTGTACTTCTCGCGCCCTTTGGCGGTCAAGCCAGCACCTTTGCTGACCGGCAACTTTTCGCCACGGCCAACGCTGAGAGACACATTCTTTTTTGTAGCCATCTAACTGCCCATCCATGAAGTTGCAACCGCCGTCCTGTCAGTGTACTTGCGGCTTGTTTCCCTCGCAGTATATTCCCTATGAGCCACAGGAAACGCAAACGTCACGCATATTGCATCAGCTGCGTCAGGACTGGCCAAACCTCTGGCCTTCATGTCCTTCTTTGACTCCAAAAATATAGTGCCCCTAGAATCTGGCTTGATCATAGGCGATACCAAATCAGTTTTCAAGAACCTATCCTTCGGAATACTTGCGGTTCTTAGCCAATCCTTCATTTTTCCCCACATTTCAGCCCTTTTATTGCCATACATAATCGGATTTGCTGATTTATTGCCAAAGTTGACACCTTTGACTTTGTACCTTTGTTCCTTCAAACGGTCAACAATGCCGGCTCCAAGGCCACCCTCATCAATCACCACCATCGCAGGCTTGAATTCCTCCATGGCCTCAATGATGTGGCCAACAACCGTCATAGTGTCATCACCACGATGCCTATCAATGCGCACAATGTCCCTGCCTTGGCGTATCGCAATGACAGTTGCATCAGCGCCAAAGCGTGCAGGGTCTACTCCAATGATGATGGGCGCCGTCTGATCCTTGTATTTCGGTCTATTCATGGCCTCATCCACAATGTCAGCCGGAATAAACTGGTCATCACCCTCAGATGGGAACATGCCATAGACCTCAACGTGTGCCTGGCTAGAGTCGGGGCCGTATTCGTCAATGATGTTCTGGTAAACCTGTTTGTCTGTGCCTTCTACCGTTCTAGCGTCCACCACCTTATTTGTCCAGAAGTCGCGCTTGGAGTTAAAGCACTCATAAAAATAACCAGTGTTGCGGCGTGGGTTGGAAAAAGCCAGCCAAAGGCGGTTCGGGGTGTTCTCCGTAAAAAAGCCAGCCGTCACAGCCCAGATCGAGTCGTCAATACCCGATGCCTCATCAAAGATCACCATGACACCATCAAAGTTGTGGACACCAGCATAAGCATCGGGGTTCTCTGCTGACCACAGGCGGCCCTCAACAGCCCAATACCGTGTGCCTTTTTTTAGGTCTTTTTCAACCAGTTCAGTCAACCATGCCGCAGGCGTGATCTTGGTGGCAGCAACCTCAAACCAGTGGCTGTTAATGCTCATGGCCAACCACTTTGTAATCTCAGCCCATGTCACCGCACGCAGCTGGGCTTCGCTGTTGGCCGAAATGATTGTTGTCGATCCAATGCGCGTGGATAACATCCAGATGGTGAGCCAGCTAACTAAGGCAGACTTACCGATACCACGGCCAGATGACACGGCACTGCGCAGGGTGTTGAAGTCAACCTTGCCCTGGTTGTCTTTGATGTGCTGCGCTATCTCACGCAGGACTTCCCTCTGCCACTTGCGCGGCCCCTTGAAGTTCGCCAGTGGTGTGTTCTCCTGACCCCAAGGGAAGGCAAACAGCACAAAGGCTTCGGGGTCATCGGCAATGGCCGGTGTCCACAGCGTGGCCATCAACTCTTGTTCGTCTTCGGGCTTGTAAATCGTGGTTTGCATTAGGGCGCTGGTTCTTGTTGCTGCAATAGCGCGTTAACAGGGGGTTGCTGCAACAAAGCATTGGGCAGTCTGTACTCACCCATGCCAAGCGCACTACCACCGGCAGCGGCGCCACCGTAATACAACTCGCGCCAATCACCAGGCGCCATCACAGGGTTTTTTGCCTGCGTATAACCAGCCTTTTTGTGCGCCGTTAAGGCGTCTTGCATTTCGGTCCAAGATTGACGGGGCAACAATCTGTAATCTGGGTGCGCAAACTCATGCGGCTCTAAGCGCTGGCGGTACACATCCCACTTGCGCCACTGCTCTGGAAACAACTCAATCGTAGGGTTCGGGCCTCTGGACTCATCTACATAATCAACCACGCGCTTATAAAACGGGTTGAAATCTTGCAATTGTTTTGGCTCATACGCCAACTTCTCCGGCGTGGCCACACCAGGTATCTCATTCAACTCACCAGACTTTGTGCGGTACATCTTTGACAACGAAGATCCACCAATCACATCAATGGCAGCCTTCTCAACATCCTTAACCGGCTTACCCAAAATCGACTCAGTTGTTGCATCAGTCTTCAACTTGCCGGCCATCCTCTCGCGAAAAGA